TGCATTCAAGGCGGAGTACGCAACGCAAATCAGCGTGTTTATCCCGTTAACGAGATTGGCAGGGCTGTCACCACACTCAACGAACAAATCAGTGGTGGCTACTCAGTGTTAGGTGAAGTAGATCATCCAGATGGACTTAATATTAATCTTGATCGTGTAAGCCATATGATCACAGAAATGTGGATGGATGGCCCAAACGGTTACGGTAAATTAAAAATTCTACCAACTCCGATGGGACAACTAGTTAAAACAATGCTAGAAAGCAGCGTAAAACTAGGGGTTTCATCGAGAGGTAGTGGTAACGTAAGCGAAAGCGGTAACGGTGAAGTATCAGATTTTGAAATTATCACTGTAGACGTTGTGGCGCAGCCAAGTGCGCCAGGCGCATACCCAACACCGATATACGAGCACCTTATGAACACCCGAGGCGGTTATAAGGCGTTCCAAACATCAAGGGAAGTTCAAGGCGATAAAAAGGCACAAAAATACTTAAAAGAGAGCTTATTAGAAGTAATAAGCAAACTCCGCTAACTAGGAGAGGATACAAAATGTTAGATGCACTAAAATCACTCTTCGAAAACACAGCACTATCGGAAGAAGTGCGCTCAGAACTAGAAGAAGCATGGAACGCAAAGGTGAAAGAAAATCGCCTGCAAGCGACTGCGGAACTACGTGAAGAATTTGCTAAAAAGTATGAACATGATAAAACAACAATGGTTGAAGCCATTGATGCTATGATGACAGAAAAACTTAGCGAAGAAATTGCTGAATTCCAAGAAGACCGCAAGCAACTAGCAGAAGCAAAGGCTAAATTTGCTATTGCACAGCGTAAAAATGCTAATCTTATGAAATCATTTGTTAGTGAAACACTAGCAAAAGAAATCAAAGAACTACATTCAGATCAAAAAGCAATGGCTGACAAGTTTGTTGCATTAGAAGAGTTTGTAGTAGAGTCACTTGCAAAAGAACTTGCAGAGTTTTACGAAGACAAAAAAGATCTTGCCGAAACAAAAGTACGTCTTGTACGTGAAGGCAAAGCTCATGTTGATAAAGTCAAAAAAGACTTTATTGAAAAAAGTGCAGCGTTGGTATCAGAAACAGTTGCAAAAGGTCTAAAAAAAGAGATCTCAGCACTGAAAGAAGATATTGATCAAGCACGTGAAAATGATTTTGGACGTAAACTATTCGAAGCATTTGCTAACGAATATCAACACTCATATCTAAACGAGAAGAGTGAAACTTCAAAGCTACTAAAAGTTGTTGGTGCTAAAGACAAACAACTAGCAGAAGCAAGAGAAGCAGCGTCTAAAGCAATCAAACTTGCAGAAGCACAAGCACATCAAAATAAAATGATCACTGAAAGTGCAAAACGCAAAGACACAATTAGCGATATGGTTGCGCCACTAAGCAAAGACCAACGTGAAATTATGGTAGACTTACTGGAATCAGTTCAAACAGACAGACTACGTTCTGCGTTTGACAAATACCTACCGGCAGTTATTGACGGTAAAGGTCCAGCAAAGCAAAAGGCAGTACTAGCAGAGGCAAAAGAAGTAACAGGCAACAGAACCCAAACAAATGACATCAAAGCAGACGTAGATCACAATGTGGTCGACCTAAAACGTCTTGCTGGACTATAATGAGGAGAAACCAATGTCAGAACTATTAGAAAGTCGCTGGCACGATACAAAAAGCGCACTTCTTGAAGGCCTATCAGGCAATAAGAAAGCAGTAATGGCTTCAACACTAGAAAATACTCGCAAGTATTTGGCTGAAACTGCAACTGCTGGTGCTACATCTGCCGGTAACATCGCAACCCTAAACCGTGTGATCCTTCCAGTGATCAGACGTGTTATGCCAACAGTTATTGCAAACGAACTAGTTGGTGTACAACCAATGACTGGTCCAGTTGGTCAGATTCACACATTGCGTGTTCGCTACAGCGACACAGCAGGCTCAGGCGCATCAGGCGCAGTAGCTGGTGAAGAAGCACTATCACCATTCAAAATTGCAGAAGCATATTCAGGTAATGCATCAACAGCAAAAGCTGATGCAACTGCGGCACTTGAAGGTGAAGCTGGAAACAGACTAAGCATCCAGATCTTGAAACAGACTGTAGAAGCGAAAACACGTAAGCTATCAGCACGTTGGACCTTCGAAGCTGCTCAAGACGCTCAGTCACAGCACGGTATTGACGTTGAAGCAGAAATTATGGCTGCTTTGGCTCAAGAAATCACAGCAGAGATTGACCAAGAAGTATTGGCATCTTTGAAAACACTTGCAGGCACAGGTACAGACACATTCAACCAAGCAGCAGTTTCAGGTACAGCTACATTCGTAGGTGACGAACACGCAGCATTGGCAGTATTGGTCAACCGTGCAGCAAACAGAATCGCACAAAGAACACGCAGAGGCGCAGGTAACTGGGCAGTTGTATCACCAGCGATTCTAACAGTACTACAGTCAGCAACAACATCAGCGTTTGCTCGTACAACTGAAGGCACATTTGAAGCACCAACTAACACAAAAATGGTTGGTACATTGAATGGCGCAATGAAAGTGTACGTAAACACATACGCAGCAGATGATGACGTACTAGTAGGTTATAAGGGTACTTCAGAGTCAGACGCAGCAGCGTTCTACTGCCCATACATCCCACTAATGTCTTCAGGTGTTGTTCTTGATCCAAGCACATTCGAGCCAACAGTATCGTTCATGACACGTTATGGTTATGTTGAGCTATCAAACACTGCGTCATCTCTAGGTAACGCAGCAGACTACTTAGAGACAGTTGAAGTTAACACAGGTAACCTAAGCTTCTCATAAGTTTGAATTTACAAGTTATAAAATAGGCCCTACGGGGCCTATTTTTATGATAACTAATTGTATGGACATTAGTGTAGAAAAAACTCCAAAACAAAAACTAAGTCAATACGCAGTTGACACAGCAAGTAGTGTAAGTATAACACATTTGCCTAATTCTAATTTGACAAAAGTAAAAGATGCTGCTATAGAACTTAATGATCAAGCTGGCAGTGCAAAAGCAGTTGCACATATTGCAGCAAGAAATATCAAAAGTGAAAGCGAATTACACGAAAACTGTATTGCTATGCGTAAAGCAGGTGTTGACAAAGTTTTGCTAATTGGCGGCAGCACCTACGAAGGTAAAGTATATCAAACATTTTACGAAGTAAAAGATGCTATAGAAGATTACGGATTTGATATGTTCTGCGGCGTATATCCACAAAGCGAAACATACGGTAATATGGCATACACAAAGTATATGCATTTTAAAGGTGGTATAAGTCAGTTATGTTTCAATCCACGACTGTTAAACACTTGGGAAAAGAAAACACGTTTTGGCGTAGCAACAAATTGCACTCTAGAAGGTCTTTGGAAATATGCAAGATTGTGTGGACTTACCGATAGTGTTGCATACGCTGTAGGCAATTTACGTGGATTGACATATGTTAGTACAAAAGGATTTAACACAGTAAAATTTGTGAAAGATTTGAGAGATAATCCTATTCATCTTTATAACTTTGGCAAGTTAGATCAAACACTATTACAACTGGAGATGATGTAATGATAGTAACAGGACAAGTATATAAATTTATTGGTATACACGGATTAATACGTCCAGACGAATGGGGACAAAATAGAACTGATGTTTTGTTCAAAAAAGTAGAACACAATCTAAAATTAGGCGATAGAGTAGAGTACGAGCCAGTAGAAAAAAATGGCAGAAAACACGCAGAAAATTTAAAAAAAGTTGAACAAACTGGTTGACTTTTATTTTGTATATGTTATATTAAATACATAACAAAGACGACGGTCTGAGTTAGATAGTGCAAGGAAACGCTGCTTTACAGAGGCAGTAACTTGGCTAGTAGCTGTAGTGGCAGCGTATGAGCATGGAGACATGAAGATACGTATTTTGGAAGTAACTATCCGATGCTAGGCTCCGCTGAATTAATGGACAGGATCTGTTGAGGCGGTTGTTGGTAATCCTTAATCCAACCTATCATATATTATAGAGAAGGTCTGCTATATTTTAGCAGGCCTTTTTTTACGGACATTATAACCCATTTTATTTAATTTGATAAATACTATTGTCATAGAGAGAACCTCTAGATGAGGACTTATGCGGAAGACCAACCGCGTATTACTTAGAACGTAACAAAGGAGAAACAAATGGGACGTCCAGTAAATAAAAGAAATTTCGGAGATCCGGCAGACGCAACAAATATCACAGTACGTGCATATGTTGGCGGCGGAATTGACGAGCAAGCATACATTGTAGACCAAAGAGGAACAAACAAGTTCACAGTGTCAAACAACGGTGCTACAGCAACAGCAGTTTGCCGTTTGGTTAACAAAGCAACCGACAGTGTAGCAGCAGGCGAAATGGTTATTGAAGGTTTTGATGCAGGCGGTACACGCAGAGTTATCAAAAAACTATTCAACAGAACAGCAGTAGATTTTGATAACAATCGTTACACTTGGGATTTAGAAGACGATTCAACCGACACAGTTTTACGTTTGACAGCTATTTAAGGAGCACTTAGATGGCTGAACGTTTTAATCGTATAGGTGCAGACAAATACACAATCGAAGTCAATGACAATGGAGAAATTGTTCTTGACACAGGTAATTCTGTAGGTAAAGTTACTGTAAAAGGTGATTTAGATGTATTAGGTGTAACAACAACTGTTGAATCAACAGAAGTTGCTATTGGCGACAAAACGTTCACAATAAACAAAAACGAAACTGTAGGTGGTATTAAAGATCTATTAGATGGATACAATCGTGCTGCTGGTATTATTATCAGCAGAGGTCCGGGAGAATTAGTCGACGCTAGAATGTTTTATGATGAAGACCTTGACGGTTATGATTCAGGAGGTGTAGACCCTGGAGCATTTTACTTTGGTTTAGGAAATGGCGAATACAAAGGTATTCACACAAGTAGTATCATAACTGATACAAATGAAGATTTGTACTTAATTGGACAAGGCACAGGTACTGTAACAGTTACGGGTGTAACCAATTATGAAAGACAAGTTTTCCTTTACGATAATCCAACTGATTTGCTTGATTTAGAAATTAACTTTGGTGCAGGTCCTGTACAAGCAGGAAAAAATAATGCATTGGTTAGTGCGAAAAGTTTAGTGGAATATGTTGACAGTTATCATACTAATTTCTTCCAATCTAAAATTGAAAAAGATGATAGTAGTGTAGAAATTTTTGATGCTGATGTTGACGGCGGTGATACTAAAGTTGTAATAACATTAGATGGTGTAAATTATACAAACTTTTTTGACACTAGAGTTGAAATTGGCAACTTGAGATTTATTTCTGATCCAGGCGATGTAGGTGTTATTACAAGTAACGGTATTGATAGCGCAATCAGACTTAGAGGTAGCGGAACCGGACAAGTTGAAATTGATGGATTTCAAAACTTTTTGTTAGAATCAGATCCTGCAGGACCACCATCAGAAGGTATTACACTTTACAGTAAAGCATTAGGCGATGGCGGAACTGGATTGTATTTTACAAACCAAGACGGCACACAAGACGAATTTGTAAGCAGAAACAAAGCTCTGCTTTATAGTATAATTTTTTAAGGAATAAAGATGGCAATAGTAAATGCAACAATAGCAACAACTGACACAACGTTACTCACTGTTCCTCCTGGAAAAAAGTATGCACTAACTACACTACTAATTTGCAACAACGGTGTAAATGATGGAAGTGGAGTAAATGATACACAGGTGGATGTACATGTTATTCCAGATGGTCAATCGAAATCAGATGCTAACCGTATTATCAATGATTTACCAATTGATAGTGCAGATACATTTACGTTTTCAACTGAAAGATTAATTTTAGAAGAAGGCGACACGGTGGTATGTGTAGGTGCAAGTCCTACAGTTTTATCAGCAACATTGAGTTTTTTGGAAGTTTAAATGAGTTTTATAAAGAGACAGTCATTACATCAAAGGAAAGTAGGAGACAATACTTTTATATTGACCGCAGATGGCAATATAGAAATGAATCTCGACGAAGGCAAACAATTTAGAATTGATGCAGACGTTGTTGTTAACGGTAGTACATCGGGTCCTAAAACACAAAACATTTATTATGTTACCGAAGAAGGTAACGACAGCAACGACGGAAGAAGCCAAGATGCAAACGGAGCATTTGCTAGTATTAAGAAAGCAGCAGAAGTAGCACCTGAAGGTAGTTTAATTGTTGTTGCACCTGGTGATTATGTTGAAGATAACCCTATTACACTTAGAGACTTTGTGACTATTTCAGGACAAGGCGAATTACGTAACACAAGAATTTTTCCTAAGAACAATACAGATGATTTGTTCTTTATGGGCAACGGTTGTTATCTATTCCAAATGACCTTCAGAGGATTGCGTTATCCTGGTTGGTGTGCAAGAATCCGTCCAGGCGCACTTGTTACAACATCACCGTACGTACAAAACTGTACTAACATGAACGGTCCTTGGTTGAATGATGGAACAGAATTTATTCCGTTTGAAACAGTTCAAATTGAAGGTATCGAACCAGGTGCAAGACCTTTACAAGTTGCAGACTATCCAGATCTTCCTGTTGAAAAACAAGTTAATCTAACAGGCGGAGGCGGCGGCATACTTGTTGATGGCGACGAGTATGATCCTGCATCACTTGTATTCTCATTTGTTGCAGACGCATTTACACAGATTTCACAAGGTGGTATTGGTTTCCACATTACAAACTTTGGTTATACACAGATTGTTAGTTGCTTCTCGGTTTTCTGTAGTGTAGGTTTCCTAACTACCAAAGGTGGTTACCTAAGTATTTCAAACAGTGTTAGTGACTTTGGTACAGAAGGTGTTGTAGCAGATGGCTTCTATCCAATTGCATATACAGAAGCAGTTCCTGTACAAGATTATTTCTCAAAAGTAGCAAGTGTTACAATGGATTTTCCTGGCATTGGATATACCAGCGCACCAACTGTAACATTTGATCCTCCACTGAGTGCAGGCGGGATAACCGCACAAGGTACTGCACAAATTGACATCACAACAGGAACAGTTAGTGCTGTTACTATTGACAATCAAGGTAGCGGATATACCGAAATTCCACAAGTTAGATTCACTGGCGGCGGGGCAAGTGTAGATGCTACTGCTGATGTCAACTTGTCTACTAACAGCAGTATTGAACTTTCAAGTTTGAGAGACAAACCACAAACTGGTAGTATTATTAAGTTTGAAGGCGATGAAACATATTACTATATTACTGCTAATGAGATTACCGAAAATCCGTTTACATACAATGTTGAAACTTGTAAACGTGACGTTCGTAGAATCATTGATGCTGTAACTAGCGACATTGTGTTTGGTACATATTATCAAAGTACCGCAGCAGCAACAAGCTACTTGCGTAGTACAAGTAGAAAGGTTATTTTAGATCAGTTGGCTCCTACTATTTACGGTATTGAAGCAACTAGAGATGAGATGAAGGCTCTAACCGACAATCTCGCACTCAAAGAAGAGATTGATCAAAGATATGCAGTTA